CTGAACTGTCGCCCGCAATTCGGTCTGAGACAGATCGCTAATCCGCTCAGACAGATCATCCAGGCGGCTGGCCCCAGCCGCCTTGATGAGCAGGTTGATCGTCCTGTCGTCGATCCGGTTGAGCCTGCGCTGCAACTGGTCTACGTCCTCGGAACCAGTGACCCTGACGGCAGCCTGGATGTCCTCGTTACTGAGCGACTTGAGGTTGTCCCTTAGTCGGTCGATTGAGCCCAGCCCGGTCGCGTCTACCGCCAGCCGTAGGTCTTTGATCTCGTTGATCTTCTGCCTGAGCTGCTCGACGTTCTGGATTGTCCCCTCAATGCCCTTGAACGCCAGCACGTTACGCTGGCTTGTGGCTGCCTCAAGGGACCGCTGGAGACGCTGGAGCGGCGTCAGGATGGCGTTGAATGACTTGTCAGCCTCTTTAGACGCCCTCGCAATGTCCCTCTGGACGATCTGGGCGAAAGACCGTGTCTGTGCGGCAGCGTCATTCAGGCTGCGGACGTACCCCGCCGTGTTCGCCGAAACGATTGCCGAGATTTTGCCAAGGTAACTAGCCATCGTTCGCTTTCTTCCTTGAAGCCATCATCTCGGCGAATCGCTCCATCTCTGATTCCATCGCCGATTTATCCTGAGGCCGTTTCACGACCACAGGCATGAATGCCTCTTCCTCTGGCACCCGCTTGTAGTTCCCACTCGCAGCCATGACCACCCGGCAGAGACGGGCTGTTTGCATCCAGCCGTCGCTGATGGGCCACCGCTGATCGTAGGCGTACCACTCGCTTATTTCTCTACTGTCACATTCCTCCAGCAACCGTTTGACGGTCATTCCAAGAGCTAGGGCTAGCTTGAAATAGAACTGTCGCTCAGGTCGCCGGAAGAGTCGTTTCCCAACTGCTCCACATCCTCATTCCTAAATGCGTTAAGAGCCCACGCCTTGTCGAAAAGGCGGGCCAAAACTACCGCTGACTTCTTGCCCAACTCATCGACTTCCTTCTCTGTGAACAGGCGTTCGCCCTTTTCGTCACAGAGGGTGAGGACAAGAAACCGCGAGCGGAAGTTCTTCATCTTCTGCTCGCTGTATGCCTCCTCGAAGGCATCGCGGTCGGTGCCAGAAAGCACCTTGACGCACACTTCGCCGCCCCACTCGGGGACTTCGACTGTGTCTAACTTATTGTCATTTGCTGCCAGAATCTTTGACTTGCTAAGTGCCATGTCTGTTCGTTCCGTATGTAGCACTCGCCGTCCTGGCAGTGTAAATTTCCTTCTGTTAACCGTACCAGTCGGTTATCGTAAACTGTAATGTCCCCCTGATCAGGTCGCCGACCGATGCCTGAACCGTCCCGCCTGTGCAAACGACGTTTCTGGATAGGCCGTAGGGGCCGGATATCGAAAGGGTTGCCCGCGTTCCGGTGAGAGCCTGTGGGTCGCTAAATGAGCTATCTGCTAGGAAATCAACAGTTATCGTGCCTGGAGTCCTTTCCCCAGTAGGTGCCATCACAGTTGCGTCGACGGAAGCTAATTTAGAAGTCATGTTGGTGAGTACGGCGGCCGGCGGCTCAAACGAAAACCCCGTCACGGTGAACGAGTTTCCGTCGAAGGACGCTGCGGTCCCTTGAGCCGTCAAGCCTGCCATGCTTCACCACTAAGCAACACGGAATGTCGCGGTGCCAGAAATCAGCGAACCAACGGAACCAGTGACCGACGAAGAAGCTACTGTCGCACCAGTGTAGGAATCTGAGAAAGTCCCACTGAACGCCAGACCCCCATTCGTTCCTGCGGAAATGATGGTTGAGCCGATGTAGTCGATCGAGACCTCGGTGTCGGTCGCGAAACCGCCGACGTACTCACGGCTGCCGCCAGCCGCAATGCCAAGGTGGCTGCCATCGATCAAGTCTTGGGTTTCACTGACAGTGAAAGATGTGATCGAGTAGTTAGTGCCACCGAAACTGAACGTGGTTCCTTGGGCGGATGAACCGGCCATATTCAAACTCCTTTTTGATTACTCGGCGGCCTCTTGCCACCGGATCTGGTAAAGCTGTCTTACTTCGTAGGCAGGGGGAAGTTGCGATCCAGACACAGTGGGGTCGAGAAAATCGTCGACCTCAGATGTCAGACGCATATCTTGTATTGTAACACCTGCGAGTGTCCCGATGTGACCATCTAGTACCAATCGCACCTCTTCGGCGAGTTCCCTGACGGCTCCGTATGACCGTGCCCAGGCGGCGATCTGTAGGTTTACAACGGGTGTAAACATTGGGCCGGGGAGGCCGTGGTCTCTTACAATGCTGGCCCTGCGGTACACCAAGAATGGCATTTCTGCATTCGTGTTTGGTACAGCAATCGGATAGACCTGAAACCCTATTAAACGGGCCACTGTCGGGGAAGTGACCAGCTTCAGGTAGACGTGCTTTTCTGGTGAAAGGTACATCAGTTGGTGAATTTCTTTAGTTGGGCGACGATAGACGACTCAAGGGCTCTCCTGGCGTTGCTCCCCTGTGCCGATATCGCTTTCTGCATAGGATGCTTCGCTGGCATTCCACCGTAAGTTTCGCCGGGATGGAGCGTCATTGGTCGGCTGCCGCCAGAGCCGTCAGACATGAAGTCATGAGGGTATCCAGACCCACGCCTTGCCTGACGGGTCGGCTCATTGATCGAACCCATCAGGAAGTAGTATCCGCGACTGGCGTTCCTGAACTGGTCATCATTCATCGATGTCGCATGGCGTTTCATCTTGCCATTGATCATGCGATGGACGTTGACATAGGTACGGCGGTTGTTCGTCCCTGGCTTTCGCGGTGGAGTTCCAAATTCCACGAGCCAAGCATGGTTCCCCGAACCGTCCCGCTCGCTGGCACTGCCTGTCCCTGTGCTCCTAGGCCCAACAACGCCAATAACTGACTTCGTGTTGGGGTAATCAACGTACTTAGTCTTGACCGACTTTCGCAGATTCCCTGTTACGTCGGGGCGGATGTTGGTGACGTACTGCTCCTTGATCAGCTTCAGGGGCAGCCTGATCGCCCTTCTCAAAGCCTTTGAGCCGAGGGTGCCGGAAGGATCAAAGGCTTCCGCTGCCTGAACGAGCTTCGCCGACAACTCTTGAACTCCGCGAGTGTCGACGTTCACGAAGCCGGCGGCGGCCTGCTTGTTAGTGATGCCGCCTGTTGTGTTCGGGAACCCGCGTCCTGGGTTTATGGCAGCCATCACGTCACCTCCCTGACCAGAAGTTCCATCATCGTGCGATTCTGCCGCTCGACGACACTGGCGATTTCCATGTGACGCCCACGCCAGATCACCCGTGCCTCATGATCGATGCCTTCGCGGAACCGGATGTGGATCTTGTGGCTGACGACGGCATTAGCCTGCATCGCCTGCAAGACCTCGCGGGAATTCATCCCCTCGACCCTAGCCCAGACAGTTGCCAAGTCATCCCACGACAGATAACTCTCGCCCAGGGTATTCCGCGTCTCTCGCGGCACCTGAATCGTTACCCGCTCATTGAGTTTCCCGGCGAGAACTGCCATTAGCCCACCCAGATCGCAGCGTATTGACCAGACCCAGACGGTGACTCAACCGTGACCGTGGAGGTGACTGGCAGAACGGCAACGCGGCCCGCCGCAATGTCGATTGCACCGGCAATCCGCAGGACGCCTGTGCCTGTGTTCTTGATCGCGAGGGTCGATAGCGTGCCGACTGACGACACAATTGAAGTCGCCTCAGTCCCGACGACGGCCGTGATGGTCTCGCAGCCCGATGGTTCGGCGAACTGGTGATCCTCTACAGAGCCGACTGTGAACGTCGATCCGTCAGAGTCGTGGAAAACAACGTCAACGTCGACTCGGGCTTGTACGCTCATCGGTAAATCCCATGACTGGCATGGGCCATAAGGGTCTCAAATGTGAGGGGCACAGGGGCGTTCTGTGAGGTCATGCCGACCGTTACTGGCTCTCTGGTGGCGTACCAGTGGCCCACGAGCAGCAGGATCGCATGACGGGCAACAGCGGGCACATCAGAGGCACTGGCGTGACCAGCAGTCCAGCGAACGGTCACGCTGTTCTCGTCTCCCCGCACCGCCGGCCAGGTTGCGGCGTAGTTGGGGTAGACTCGTGCAGGTACGGTTCGGTGATCAGCCTGGAAGTCGCCGGCATCGCTGGTGATCGTCTGGTTAACACCAGCCTCGTTGCGGTAAATAATCGTCACATTCGCCGCAGCGGCTGGCGGTCGGGGCAAAACCAGTTCCCACATGGGAAACGAGTCATAGCGGGCCTCCCAGACAGTCTGCATGAGCGTCTGGTCGAGGCGGTCTTCGACAACCTCCCTGGCAACAGAGATCAGGGTCGAGATGTAGGCGTCGTCGTCGCTGATGTCGACGCGACAATGTTCCTTGGCCTCACTGAGGCTCACAGGCTCCGTACTAGGGGCTGTCTGGCGAACCAGCGACCTGTACGGCGTTAGCCCGTAAGAAGGCGACTGAGGCGTCACATAGACAATTGTCGATGGGTAGATCACGTTTTACGCCTCCTTGGTTTCCGGCTCACGGCGGCCCGCTCAGTCTGCCTTTCAGGCATGACCGCAGCCTCTACAGGAGCCTCCTGCTCCCGCTCAATAACCTCCACAAGCCCACGAGCGCAGAGGATCTTTACCATTGGGGCAGGCCAATCAAACTCACTGCCCCGGCGATAAGCATCGAAAGACTGCAAAACCCGTAC